ATGTTTCTGAGCAAGGAAAAGTACGATAATATTATGCTGCAGTTGTGCAGAATCAGGACTGAAATTTCTACAAAAGATGAGTGCGGAGAAGCGTGCCGGATGTGCGAACACGCGATCGGCGCGGCCAGCCCAGGCGGCGACATCGTGCTTGTCTGCGAAAAAAAGCTTAAAGCAGTTTGCAGCGACTTTAGCCCTCGGATCCTGACAGACATTTGTTCAGGAAATTCCAGAAATGTTCAGACGTAAGCATCCCGAGCAGGAATGAGATTACTGCAATCACTAAATCATGGATTCGACTAGCCTTTGTGGACTTCTTCCGCTGATCAATATACGCCAAGTAGTCCTTCCCGCGTTCTTCTATTTCAATTGCGCAGGACGCGCCAAACGATAACACAGGGACACCATCTTTGCTGGGGATTGGGTGCAGATTTGCAAGTCCAAAATGTTTTAGCCTATTTGCGGTCTGGAAAATATCATCCGTCGCAAATATTCTGCTATCTGCCAACGCTTTAAGCATTTTTCTTTCGTCTTTGCTCAACTCGATTTCCGAAAACGGAAGGTTGCTTGCATCATCCATTCTGCTTTCTCCGGTTCTTTAGCATACGTGCCATTTCGAGCAAATCACGGCGCTCACTCTTATCCGCAGAACCCCAAATTTCACGGAGTTCTGCGGTTTCGCTATCTTCGACCTCATCCTTCGGGATGGGGTCTTTTTTTATGCCCTTTTCCCGTTCCTGCTCGATCAGGCTGCGCACTAACTCGATATCTGCCTCTTCTACAAGAATCTCTTCCGGCGTGGTTTGCAGCAGAACGCACATGCGGGCGGCTTCTTCGGGGGTTCGCAAACTCATGCTTCGGCCTCTCCTCAAATCGCTTGTCCATCTGTTGTTTTTGTCGAATTTCCTTGAAAAGGCGGCTTCACTTATGTCTTCACGCTCACAAAACGCGGAAATTACATTAACGACGTTATTGCTGAGTGATACGCTATTTAATCTTTTCGGCATAGGGGGTTCCTTTCATTTAGCTCAATTTAATACCGATTGATAGAGCGCTATCCATCAACTTTTGATAGTTTTTTGATGCGATTTTCTTCATTCTGGAATACCCAGATAAAGACTTTGGGCAAAGCTCGGGCAATTTTTCTTGAAGCTGATAATACTCGTGCCGAATTGCACGTTTTCGTAAGCGCTCGTTTTCGGCTTTTTTGATTGTTTGTTTCCAAACAAAATATTCCGTCAAACTGCGAAAATCCTTTGGCGTTAAATGCGGGTAAAGGCCGTTCTTCTTAAAAAAGTTATCAACTCGTCGTTCTTCTTCCCATGCTTCTTTATGCGCGCCAATATTGTGAAGCCATGAAATATCAGAAATAAAAGCGTCGTATCCCCATATCATGTCGGAAATAAACATTAAACTGTGTGCTTTGCGGATGCACTCCACCGCCGCCTCTTTATTTCCGGACTTACAATGTGAAATAAAGCACTGCCCGCGAAGATAGTACTCGACACGCCCCGTGCAAGAATCCCCATTAACTTCTTGGCAAGGAACAGGAATACTTCGAATACCATCTATTGTTTCAAAATCATATGCGCGTTTAAGACGATCAATTTCATCCTGCCGGATTTTAAGGTACGCAACGTTCTTTTCTTCAAGGGTCTTGGTCTCGTCGTCAAAAATGTTATACAAAACAAAACACAGCTCGATTCTATCGTGGAATAAACAGAAGCTTTACGAAGATGTTCTAATCAACAGCAAAAATAGATAAAGAAGAAGCAGTTATTTTGTGCATTACATAAAATCCAACGAAAAGGCGGATTTTATATTGACATCCTACATTACGTAGGATATAATGTGAACATGATAAATCAAAACAGGCAATGCTAACGCCAACCCCCGGTTAAAAATTGGTTCGCGGGCTTATGGCCGATATTTTGTTGGCTGACACTTACATAATAAAGGCTTTTTGGCGTTTTGTCAACGCTGATTTATCAAAATTACCGAATAAGGAGGGTAGACGTGGAGACTTTGAAAGAAATGCGCCTGCGGTGCGGATACTCCCGCCCGCAGGTAGCGAACAAACTGAACGTCTCGGATACGGCAATCGCGCACTGGGAGGCGGAGGACTGGACACCTTCCACGAAGTATCACAAGACACTTGCGCGTATCTACGGTGTGCCGCTCGATGTTTTCCGGGCAACAATAGAGGAAACGAAGAAGCGGAAACAGGGAGCGGGCGTATGAAACACAAAGAGGAAGCGGCAATTATCCTTTCCGCGCTTGCAGCCGCATGTGTGCCGGAAAGCAATCAGGTAAAATCGGCAGTTGATTACGGGTTGAAACTGATTTGCATAGCGATTGCTGATTACTTTAGTGTATCTGTCGATTCGCTGCTACAGAAGCCGGGGAAAACGAGGTGAGACAATGAAAAAGGACAAATACATCTGGGGGTTCCAGATCGTCGGTGATGATTGTGGGTACGACGAATTTGGAACATTCCATTGTGCCTGTGGGAAGTGCTTGCCGCTACGAGTTGATGTAAGTAAGGGCGGCAAATATCGCGGCAGCGACTGCGGCGACGGCAGATACGACGGTGAAAAACATGTTGATAAGAAACCGCCTTTTCTCCGTGCGTGCTTTCGAGCCTTCGGTTTCGACAAGCACATTTAGCCCGTTTTCTTCTATGGATTTGTAACGCTTATTCCGATTGAGAAACAACCTGATTCTTTCTCTGAACGACTTGCACATGATTCATGCCTCAGCTTATGAGGCGTGAAAAGAACACCGCCCCGGACAGCTTATCGGATTGTTTAATAATGATAGGTGGTACTTTCATCATAACACAATTCACTAAGTTGTCAGGCAAAACTTAGTATTCACAGACAGGAGGTATGTAAAGGCATGGGTTTTAAGGAAGCGAGGCTTGCCGCTGGATTGACCGTTCAACAGGTAGTCAAGGCGCTAAAGGTTTCAGACGCATCCGTTTATCTGTGGGAAACCGGGCAGATGTATCCGAAGACAGCGCGCCTGCACGAAATCGCAGCTCTGTACGGCTGCACAGTGGACGAGCTATTAAAGCCGAGAAAGGAGGAAAAATGACGCTGGACGATATCCGGGCAATGTCAAAGCCCACAATCCTCGCAAGCGAGGCGGCGCAGGTGCTCGGCTGTACCCCGCAATGGCTTCGCTTGATGGCGAGGGAACGGCCCGAAAAGCTGGGCTTCCCGGTTTGCTGCACAAGCAAGCACAGAGTAAAGATCCCGAGAGAGCCGTTTTTGCGGTTTCTCGGAGCATGAGGAGGAACAAATGAAAGTTAGAACTGCCGGGAACAGGAACAGAAGGAGGATGCAGCATGGCGGAAGTGAAGACTTACACCCTGACGCTGGATGCGCAGGAGCTGCATGATCTGATCGAGGCGGCGATGGTCTGCGAGTGCCAGGCGGCGCAGATCATAAACGGGCTGAAGCGCAAGGGGCTGGATCTGGACGCGCAGAAGCTCGTTACACAAAATGCCCGTCTGGCGCGGCTCGTCAGGCGGATGCAGGAAGCGAAGGAGAAAACAACATGAGAACGAATCTTGCAGAACGGCTCGGGGTCGAGCCGGAGGAAACGACTGAGGAACGCCGGGAACGGCTGAGGGAGGAATTGGAGGCCCGCAAGGCGGCGCGGCGGATCATCAAAGGAATGTGCCTTTGGGTAAGCGGCGCGGCGATGATCCTGTCAGCAATGGCCGGGACGGCCGCAATGACGTATGAATGCGTTGTGACTGGCTTCGTCGCGCTCGTGACACTCTTGTATGGGCTGGCATAAAGAAATGACCCCTGCCGCGCGGCAACGCGACAGAGGCCGAAGGGAAAATTACGTTGCCCTTATTATAGGGCAGAAAGGAACCTATGTCAAGTTTAACGGATTCCCGCGTCCGGCATGGTGCGAAAGCCTGCGTAGACGCGGTACGGGCTGACTACCCGAAGTTCAACAAATGCCTGCTTTCTCAGTGCGAAGCGCCGGAGAAATACGGTGTGCAGCTTGTTCCGGAGGCAGCCGCAGCGATCAAGGCGCTGGACGCGCCGAAGAACCGCGCAGATCGCCGGAAGAAGACGAACCGGTATTATTTCCGGCTTACGGACGATCAGGCTAAGAAGCTGGACAGGCTTCTGAAAAAGTTAGGCTATTCAACGGTTCAGAGCTTCTGTGAAGCGCTGATCCGCCAGGAGGTGAGCCGGAATGGCGTATGACGGCGAAAATCTGTACTTGAGCATTCCGGAGCCGGAGTACGAGCCGGACGAGCCGGAGGACGAAGACCGTTATTTGTTCCCGCCGCTGTGGCTGGTGGGAAAGATGAAACAGGAGGAAGGATAAAATGGCAATCAAGAAACCAGCTGAACTGGATTTCAGCAACAAAAAATTCATGTGCATCATTTCCGGGCAGCCCGGATTGGGCAAGACGACACTGGCCCTTTCGGCACCGAAGCCGTTTCTGTTCGACACGGACAACGGCATTGCCCGCGTCAGGCCAGAGCAGCGCGGCGTGACCTCTGTTGTGGAATCCTACGAAGAAATGCTTGGCGATATGGACTCCGACGAATACAAAGCGGCTGAATCCGTTGTAATCGATACCGGCGGTATGCTGGTGCAGCTGATGAAGGATTGGGCGAAGAAGCAGGACAGCAAGGCCGCAAAGGATGGCCGCGCGATGTACGGCGTGATTAAGTCTGAATTTGACCGGCTGTGTTATCAGATCCGCGCAAAAGACCGGAAGCATTTGATCGTGGTGTTCCACACGACGGAACAGCAGAAGGGCGACACCATCCAGACGCGCCTTTCCTGCGAGGGCGGCGCGAAGGATATTGTTTGGACGCCTGCCGATTTTGGTGGCTATATGTTCATGATGGGCAACAAGCGCATGATCGGCTTTACACCGACGGACGAATACTTCGCAAAGGGCTGCTTCGGTGTACGCGGTGTGATGCAGCTGCCAGAACTCAAGCCCGGCCAGAAGTCCACATTTTTGACGGATTTGTTCCACAAAGCGCAAGAGGACATCAACGCACAGGCCGAGATCTATAGCGGAGAGAAAACCGCATATGACGTGGCGATGCAGGAAGGCCGCGCGTTCATTGCGCTTGTCGGAGATCCCGACACGGCGTTAAAGGCGCGGGAAGGGCTGGCAAAGATCCATCACGCTCTGACTAGCGCCGCCGAGCTTGGCGCAGAGTTCAAGCGTAAGTGCAAGGAACTCGGGCTGAAATACGATAAGGAGATAAAAGCCTATGTATTGGTTGACACAAAGCCTGCTGAGCAGCTGGAAGCACTTTCTTGATGCGGATGATGCGTATGCAGACGCGGCGCTGTCCTCCTTCCTCTCCACGCTTCGGCGTGAAGAGAAGGAAACAACGCAGGCGATGCAGGCTGGCATTGACTTCGAGGCGGCAATCAACAGCACGGTTGCGGGCATACCGATTGAGCCTGTCAGCGAGAAATACGACCGGGCTGTAGCAAAGTTTTCCCGTATCTGTACAGGAGGTCAACCGCAAGTGCCGGTCGCCGGGAAGCTGCACGTATCGGGCTTGGATTTCCAGCTATACGGCGTATGTGACTATGTAAAGGCTGGTGTGATCTACGATATCAAGCGCGTACAACGGTACGAATACGGAAAGTATCTGCACAGCCCGCAGCACCCGATGTATCTGCATCTGCTACCCGGTGCGTCAAAATTTACATACCTGATCTTTGATGGCGCGAACACTTACGCGGAGACGTACCGGCGCGGCGATTTCGAGCCTATCGAAGATACGATTTCATGCTTTATCAACTGGCTTTTGGCAAACGGTTATATCAACGATTATTTTACACATTGGGAAATGAACACTGAAAGGATGGACAAGATAGATGGGATTTAAAGCAGTAAAGAATGATGGCGGTCTGATGAAGGCTGGCGATTATGAGTGCTATTTGAAATCGTGCGGCTACGGCGTGACGAAGAACGGAAACGAATGCATCAAGTTCGATTTCGTTGTCCGTGAGGACATTGAGCAGGAATACCAGAAGAAGCACATCTTCAAGAACTTCTGGCCCGACCGCGACACCGGCGAGTACGACGCTGACAAGATCGGCAAGTATGCAAACGCGCTTGGCATTGAGCCGGGCACAGATTTTGAACTTGACGATCTGATAGGCCGCAACTGCATTTTGCACATGGAGCCGTTTGAGGGCAATGACGGTGTGACGCGCGACTGTATCCGGTATCTCAAGCCCAGCAAGGCAGAATCCTTTGTAACGGCTGCACCGGCCAGCGCAGAGGAGTTCAAACAGCTTGACGAAAGCGACGACGACCTGCCGTTCTGAGGGCTGACGGATGGGAGATAAAAAGGAATACGTCAAGCTGTGGCTGAGTTACAGGAGCTATTTCGAGGCGTACAGTGCTGCTGAGGTGGGGCGCTTGGTGCTGGCCGCGATGGATTATCGCGAGTCGGGAGCAGAGCCAGAGTTCAGCGGGAGTGAGCGTTTCATTTGGCCTGCGATTCGACGGGACATTGACGAATCCGTAGCGGCTCAAAAAGCCATCTCCGCGTCCAGAAGCGAGGCAGGAAAGCAGGGCGGTCGGCCTGAATCCGAAAAAGCAAATGCTTTCGACGAAAGCAAAGAAAAGCAAAAAAAGCAAATGCTTTCCGAGGAAAGCAAAAAAAGCTATGGACAAAGGACAAGGGCAAAGGCAAAGGACAAGGACAAGGACAAGGACAGTATTCTTTCCCCCCTTCCCCCCACGCTGCGCGAAGCAGTTGAAAAATGGGTGGCATACAAGGGAGAACGACGGGAGGAGTATAAGCCTGTCGGCCTGCAAAGCCTTGTTACGCAGATCACGAAAGCCGCAGAGGAATACGGCGAGGAAGCCATGATCGACGTGATAACCCGCTCTATGGCCGCAAATTACAAGGGGATCGTGTTTGACTGGCTGAAAGAGGCCAGCACACGCCCTGTGGCGCTTGGCCGCGCTGCAAAGCCCGGCTACGGCGTGCAGGGGCACCACGACGAACTGAATCCACTGGAACGTGCAGCCGTGGACAGAGTGATGGGGCCGGTGTCAAAGGGCGCTGCCCGATTGCAGCAAGGCGTGCAGCGCCACGGGGACGAACTTGATGCGTTCCAGCTGGAGGCGGTCGAGCGAATGCTTGCGGAAAACAAGGAGGATAAGACATGAAAATGCTGAAAAAACTGGCGAGATCACTGGCAGCACGCTATGTCTGCCAGAACTGCGAGAAGGAAAAAGAACGAAGGGCCGTGGCCCATAATGCTACGAAATGTCTGGAACGCAACAGCCTTTTGGCCGAAAGCAATCAGGCCGCGTCCATCGAGATCCACCGCCTCGAAAAAGCGCTGGCGAAAGCAGAGCTGGAGCGCGACGTTGCACGGGAGATGCTGATCGAGAGAAGCACGCCGGACACCCGGCCGGGGGCGTTGGTATGAGGTTTGTGTGTGATGCCTGCCAGGATATCACCAATATCGAGGCCGACCGGATGGAGATCCAAGGCGACAAGCTGATGGTGTACAGCCGCGGACGGCTGGTCTACGTTGCGGATCTGGGGCAGATCATGCTGGCGAAGCTGACGCCGGGGAGGGATGAGACGAGATGCTGACGCATCTGAGCCTGTTTTCCGGGATCGGCGGGCTGGATCTGGCTGCCGAGTGGGCCGGATTTACGACCGTCGGGCAGTGTGAGTTTGCCGACTACCCGACGAAGGTGCTGGAAAAGCACTGGCCGGACGTGCCGCGCTGGCGGGATATCCGGATGCTGACAAAGGAGAGTTTTTATGAGCGGACAGGTCTACGAACAGTTGACGTTATTTCCGGCGGATTCCCCTGCCAGCCCTTCTCCGTGGCTGGAAAGCAAAAGGGCAAAGGGGATGATCGATACCTCTGGCCGGAGATGCTCCGAGTTATCACCGAGCTGCGCCCGCGTTGCGTTGTCGGTGAGAACGTTCCTGGAATCATCAAGATTGCCGCCGGGCAGGTGGTCAAGGATCTGGAGCGTGCTGGCTATCACGTCGTCGTGTTTAATTTTGAGGCTGCGGCTGTCGGAGCTTGGCACAGACGATCAAGGGTATTCTTCACCGGCCTCGCAGACGTGGCCGACACCGACGGTGGCTGGCTGCACGATAGCATCAGAAAAGAGGATCAACCTGCTCGCAGCCGGGGAAACGACATTTACGAGCAATCAGGGCGTACATGGGGGGGTCAGCAATCTGCGGGAGCACGTGTTAGCCCGGACGAAAGGGCTGTGGCCGACGCCGCGTGCGAACGAATACAAAGACACGCTGCAATCTGTGCCGCCGAGCAGGAAAAAGGATCCGGGGAAATGCAATCTGACGCAGAGAGTGGCAATGAAGCTGTTTACGATGCCATGCGCAGCGGATGCGCAGGGGACGCACGGTGGGGAAAATCACAGGAGCTTGCGGACGGACGTTGCTGGGCAGCTGAACCCGATGTGGGTCGAGTGGCTCATGGGATTCCCGCCAGGGTGGACAGACTTAAATGCCTCGGAAACGCTGTAGTGCCGCAGCAGGCATACCCGATTTTTAAGGCATTGATGGAGGATATTTTGAGATGAATGGCATATATAAGCTAATCGTCAGCGGGATAGACGGGAACGGCTTTCAGTACATATCTGGCATGCTTGAGCCGGAACGGCTGGATTCTAACGGATTCCGTATCGGAAAAGCGTTCAGCGTAGAGATTTACCATGGCAAAAATGAATCGAGTCTCTGGACGTTCCAGTGGATTGGCGGGGCGCCGCACAACTGGACGCACATAAAAACATTCCGGGACGAGATCATAGGCGAGAACGAAGTCCCAGCGCTGCTCAAAAAATATAACCTGATTTCGGAGGATACACTATGACGAGTCAAGAAATCGTGCAGGCACTGCGGTGCTGCAAAATTGGAGTCCCGTGCGAAAAATGCCCCGTAGTAGGGAACAAAGACTGTTTTGAGGAGGTAAATACGGCCGCAGCAGAACTGATCGAGCGCCTGACCGCCGAGAACGCGGCGCTGAAAAAGGAGATTCGGAAAGCTGGCTGCATGTTTTGTGCGAGGTTTGAGGATTGCCCGGAAGGGTTTAAGCCGACCGGCCAAGAAGACTGCGATAATTGCGCGAAGAAACCGGATTGCGCGTGCAGGAACTGCTCCGGAATCGGGAGCAGCACAGACAACTGGGAATGGCGCGGCGCGCCGGAGGAACACAATGGAAAAGAAAATTCTTGATGTTACGTGCGGTTCCCGCACGATATGGTTCAACAAAACACATCCGGCCGCAGTGTATTGCGATAGCAGGCGCGAATCATACACTGGAATCTGGAAAAGCACGAAGAATGATTCTGAACGGCAATGTGTGATTGCGCCGGATATACAATGCGATTTCACGAACCTGCCGTTTGCAGATGAAACATTTTCACTTGTGGTTTTCGATCCTCCGCACCTGAAACACGTCGGAGAAAATGCTTGGCTGCGGAAAAAGTACGGTGCGCTGGGAGAAGACTGGCCGAAAATGCTGCATGACGGTTTCCGTGAGTGTATGCGCGTGCTGAAACCGGACGGCGTTTTGATATTCAAATGGGCGGAAACGCAAATACCGTCCGGGGAAGTGTGGGAAGCAATCGGAGAACGTCCGCTGTTCGGGCACCGAAGCGGGAAGAAATCCCAAACATTTTGGGGCTGTTTTATGAAGCTCGAAGCGCCAGAGGAAGGAGGCAAGGCATGATAGCTGTTTTGATCAGCATTCGCCCGGAGTGGTGTGAGAAGATCATGGAAGGGCAGAAAACGATCGAGGTGCGCAAGACGCGCCCGAAACTCAATCCGCCGTTTAAGTGCTATATCTACTGCACGAAAGGAAGACCAGATCTGAACATCCCGATTCCTCAGGAGCGGCTTATGCGCGATTATCTGGAAACGGGTTCGATGAAATCGCTGAACTGCCCACTTGGAAACGAGAAGGTTATCGGAGAGTTTACCTGCAACAGAGTAACGAACCTTTTTTCAAACAGCAGGTTTTGGCTGGGCGAGGATGATGTTTTACACACGTGTTTGTCTGCTGCGGAAATGCGAAAATACGCAAACGGCGCAAATGGACTGTACGGCTGGCACATCTCCAACCTCAGGATTTACGATACGCCGCGCGAATTGGACGACTTCAGACGGGCATGCAAAAATGACTGGTGGTGTGAGAGCTGCGCTATGTACTGTGAGCATAACAGGACCTGCGGCAATGGTAGTTTGCAGATTCGACGCCCGCCGCAGAGCTGGTGCTATGTGGAGGAAGAACTATGGAACGACTGACTGAATGGAATGGCGGACAAACCCGTCATGCCTATTACCCGCGCTGCTTTAAAGAACCGTGCTACGGCAGCGGGTGCAAAATCAAGGATTGCACGTTTGAAACAGCGGTGTGTGAGCGCCTCGCGGCCTACGAGGACATCGGCCTGACGCCGGAAGAAATTATAAAAATCGGTATGGAAACCGAAGCTGGGTGTGTTAGAGCAATAGCGAGGATGTACGGGGTTGACACCAATCGGCTACGAGAACTGGCCGCGGCCGACAGGGACGGGCGGTGCATCATCCTGCCGTGCAAGGTGTACGAGACTGACGGGGTGAGGATGTATGAGCACACGGTGCGCGAGGTCATCTACGAGACGGCAGGCGGCCCGGCTTTCGATAAAAATGCAATCGGGAAGAGCATATTTTTAACCCGCGAAGAAGCCGAGAAGGCTTTGCAGGAAATGGAGGGCAAGAAGGATGGCTGAACTGAAACCGTGCCCGTTCTGCGGCGGTGAAATTAGCCTTGTTCTGTGCTATGACGAAGGAAATCTGCATGATGAGTCATATAGAGAACGTCCCTATAGTGGGCTTGGATTTATGCTTCACCATGCTCACGAGGACAACCCGGAATGCCCGATTGCAAGCTATGAGTGCGATGGCGGGATTTTGGGTGGTGTGTATATTTACGACACGGAAGAACAAGCCATTGAGGCATGGAACAGGAGAGTAAATGATGGCAAGGATACAAAGGAAGCGGAAACCACGCAGATCGTTGACGGATGCTGCACCGCCTGCGGTGCATTTATGGATTGCATCGAAGCGGCAGACTATAAGTTTTGCCCGTATTGCGCGAAACGGATAGTATGAAAGGACTGCGGTTTGCTCGTGGGAGTGCGAAAGGAGGGAAGCTGATGCAGGATTGCTGCCTGACTTGCAAGAATCTGGAATACAGAAATAACTACGTTTATCCGTATCGGTGCTTGAAGCACAAGGCCGAACGGTTCTCGGACAAGGAACTGGAGAGAATGTTCTTTTCTGGTGAGGAATGCGTAGACTTTGCGCGAATGAGCATGGATGATATTTTAGGAGGGTCTACGAATGAATAAGCCAACAAACGCAACCGAAATGCGGGAACTCCTGCTGGACTACATCGACGCGCTGCTTCTGGGCGGTATCCCGAAAGTGGAGTTTGACGCGCCAAAAGAAGAACCGGATGTCGAAAAGGCAGCGGCGGAGATGGCCGAGACGGTGAAGAATTTCAAGGGTCTGCGCAGAGACGAATACCAGCTGCTGCTGAACGGCGTATCGATCCTGTACGGCGAAAAACGGAAGACTGCGACGGAGCGCTGCTATGCGCTTTTCTGGGAAGTCCAGAAGATGCAGTCTGTCACCGGGCAGCTGGATAAATGCTATTTGATGCTGCAAATGTTGGACTGTGCGACGAATAAATTTAAATCAAGCATCGCCCCGATTATGCCGTTCGGAATTTAAGGAGGTGAAATAAAAATGGCTATTGCTTTCCCGTGGGGAGCAGTTGTAGCCGGTATCGCGGCGAACAATATGCTCAGACACAACGAAGAAGACCGCCGCAAGCGTGAAAAAGAGCGGCGGAGAAAGGAAGAGCAGGAGGCGAAAAAGCGTGGGAACGATTCTAGCGATTGACCCCGGAAATACGCAATCCGGCTATGTGGTGGTTGAGCACGACGGCGAAGAAATTCGCTGCGTGCTGGAGGCCGGGAAGATCGAGAACCCGGCAGTGACGGATATGCTTGATCGGAAGCTTTATGCAAACTGCATGGATGTTGCAATCGAGATGATTGCTGGAATGGGAATGACGGTCGGGCAGGAAGTTTTTGACACCTGCGTATGGATTGGACGGTTTTGGGAAATAGCGTTGAGGTCGGGAGGCTACGAGCCAATACGGATATACCGCCGCGAAGAAAAACTTGATCTTTGCGGAAGCTTGAGTGCAAAGGATGCAAACATTCGGCAGGCGCTTGTAGACCGCTACGCGCCCGGACAGACGAATTTCGGCAAGGGCACGAAGAAAGACCCCGGTTTCTTCTACGGCTTCTCTGCGGATATGTGGGCGGCGATGGCTGTCGCCGTGACGTACTTCGACAAGTACATAAGGGGGGTAAAGCTTTGAGCAAGACGCAGCGCAAGCCGCCAAGACCGCCGATGCAGCTGACGTGCGATGCCTGCGGGAAAACGTTTATGCGGGCACCATCGAAGTACAAGGCAAAATACAATTTTTGCAGCGAGGCGTGCGCCTGGACGGCACATAGGGAAGCTGTGATGGGCCGGGCGGAGCGCGTGCGGATCCTGATCACGCGCTCGATCCCGGTATACCCGGAAATGCAGCCCGTTCGCGGGCGGATCTATCCTGCCGAGAAATACAAATACAGGACAAATCGGACGGGCTACGTCGTTGCGGTAAACGGCAAGCGCGTATGTGTGAGGGTGGACGAATGCAGGGAAATCTAGGGCTTACACCGGTGCAGGCTCCGTGCAAGGGCTGCGCGGACAGGCATACCGGCTGTCACACGGACTGCACCCGATACATAGCATTCCGCCGGGAGGCGGACAGATACAAGCAGGAGCAATCGAAGGACGCAGCGAGATATGCAACAACAAGGGGCTGTATGCGGACGCTGCACGATGCGAACCGCGCAAAGCGCGAAGGGAGGCAACATTACTGATGAGCGGGATCACAGAGCAGGAATATGCGGCGTGGCTGGAAAAGGCGTTGCAAGCGCTCTATAAATCCAAGCCGCTTGCAATCGCGATTGTGGCAAAAACGGAAGCGGGCAATACGCTTACGGGCTACTACAATGCGGACGCACAGGACAAGGCCGTGTTTGCCCACCATATCCAGAGCGATATCGTGCTGGACATTATCAAGGAAAATGCCGCAGAAATCAAGGTCATGATGGAGGGCGTAGACGATGGAACGGATTAAGGGCGCAAAGTATGACGATGAAGACGAGGAAGTTTTTAAATGAGCACGCCGCGATACGGCTGGTGGGCCTATGCAAAATGGATGATCCGCAGCTATAAGGGCGGCGGGCTGATGACGAAGGCCGAGCGCGCTGCCGTTGCGGATGCAATCGCGGAGACGGAACAGCTCGTTGACGGCGCGGAGCGACTCCGGCTCATAGACTTGGTTCTTTGGAAGCGGACGCACACCTTACAGGGCGCTGCGATGGCGGTTTATGTGTCCGAACGCACTGCGCAGGAGTGGCACAGGCAATTTATTCGCCTTGTGGGGCAAAAAAGAGGGCTTTTATGAAAAAGTCTGCGTCCCAGAGCCAAATTTAACATTTACTATAAGGGCGTAGAGATCAACTTTACGCTCTTTTTCATCGGCACCGCAGCGTTCTGCGGAAACCTCATCCTCCTGTTCTCGTGTTCTCCGGTGTGAATAAATATATTTATTCACACACGGAGACACGAGAACGAAAGAACGAGGCAGAAAGGAGCGGCTATGGCGAGTTTGCGCGCCCTTGCACACAAGCTGCAAACAGCGCTCTTGTACAACGGAATCAAAATAAAAATCAATCAAATGCAGACCTATTCCGCGAAAAATGACAGGATGGTGACGAAATACATGGTTTACGAATATCGACCTGATGAAAAGCCGAAGAACGTCACTCTGCTGGAAACGTACCAGATTGCGGATGTGGTGAAGCTGCTGGCCGGACTTTACAGCGATGGCGGATGAAAAGCTTACGCCGAAGCAGAGACGATTCTGCGAAGAATATCTGAAATCCGGGAACGCGACAGAAGCAGCGAAAAAGGCCGGGTACAAAGAAACATCATGCAGAGTGATTGCGGCAGAAAACCTGTCAAAACCAGCTATTTCTGCGTATATAAAGCGCAGGCTGGACGAACAGGAAGCGGCGCAGGTTGCGGATTCAAACGAAATTCTGAAATTTTACACTGCGGTCATGCGCGGTGAGATCAAAGACCAGTTCGGCATGGACGCATCTCTATCCGACCGGCTGAAAGCCGGTGACAGCCTTATGAAACGCTACGCAGCTGCTTCCGACCGCAACAGGACGACAATGGAGAAGCTTGATTCGATGCTGAAGGAGTTCCAAGATGCTGTTAAGTCCGAAACAACGTGAATTTGTAAAATACGGGACGCATCGATGGAACTTCAAGGGCGGAGCCACCAGAAGCGGGAAGACTTACCTCGATTTTCGATGGATCATACCGATCCGGATTCGTGAGCGAATCGGGAAAGATGGTCTGGCCGTCATTCTCGGCGTAACAAAATCCACGATTGAGCGAAATGTGCTGGAGCCGATGCGGAACCTGTATGGCGATATGCTTGTCGGAACAATCTCCAGCGACAACACAGCGTGGATTTTCGGGGAAAAGTGCTATTGCCTCGGTGCGGAAAAGGTTTCTCAGGTTTCAAAGATCCGCGGCGCGTCGATTAAATATTGCTACGGCGACGAGGTCGCGGACTGGTCGGAAGAAGTCTTCGCGCTGCTAAAAAGCCGTCTTGATAAGGAATACTCCTGTTTTGATGGGACGTTCAATCCGCAATATCCTGACCACTGGCTGAAAAAATTCCTTGATAGCAACGCGGACATTTTCAGCCAGACATACACAATAGACGACAATCCGTTCCTGCCGGAATCTTTTAAAGAAAATCTGAAAAAAGAATACGAAGGGACGGTTTATTACGACCGCTACATTCTCGGCCTCTGGAGAATCGCCGAGGGTCTGGTTTACCCGATGTTCGACCGCGAACGCAACGTCACAAGCGAGCGGGGCGGGCCGGGGCGGTACTGGATCTCATCGGACTACGGCACACAGAACCCTACCGTCTTTGCATTGTGGCGAGAATATGGCGGCAAGGCCGTCATGGAGAAGGAATATTACCATAGCGGACGCGAGAGCGGGCGACAGAAGACCGACGAAGAATATTATCAGGATTTAGAGGCATTCGCGGACGGATACCGCATTGAGCGTGTCGTGCTCGACCCATCGGCAGCGTCCTTTGCCGAGTGCATCCGGCGGCACGGAAAGTTTTCTGTATGGAAAGCAAACAACGCCGTGCTGGACGGCATTCGCTTCACGGGGGCCTGCATCAAAAGTGGCATAATCAAATTCCATGAGAGTTGCAAAAACGCGTTTCGGGAATTTGGCCTTTATAGCTGGGACAAAGACGCAGGCGAAGACCGCGTGATAAAAGAAAACGACCACGTGTGCGATAGTATCCGATATTTTTGCATGACCGTTTTGAGGAGAGAAATCAAGAAATGAGCCTTTTGACAAACATTCGAGGGTGGTTCCGGAATATGCTTTTCCCGCAGGCAGTGGCCGAGCGGGAATTCGGCGTATCTCCGGCAGTCAGCCCGAAGATGGAGCAGAATATAAGCCTCTGGTACGCGATGTTTATTGGAAATCCACCCTGGCAGACGTGCGATGTCATTGCTGTCGGGATTCCGGCAGCGATCTGCCGGGAGATTGCACGACCGACGCTGGCCGAGCTGACGGCCAACATCACCGGCAGCGCCCGGGCGGATTATCTGAAAGAGTGCTTTGAGCGGGCGGAAGAAAATTTCCACAGCGCCTTAGAGCTGGGACTTGCGCTCGGCGGTGTGGCATTTAAGCCGTATATCTACGGCGAGCAGCTGCTGGTCGACGTGACCGGCGCGGCAGCATTCCAGCCGACGAAATTTGATCCTGCCGGGCGCTGCATCGGAGGCGTCTTCCGGGACAAGCCCGCGAAAGTGGGCGGGAAGTATTATATCCGCCTCGAATCGCACGAGCTGGACGGCACGACCTATACGATCCGCAATAAAGCATATTACAGCGACGCCTCCGGCACGGTCGGCGCGGAAGCACCCCTGAATGCCGTCCCGGAATGGGCGGACATTCAGCCGGAAATCACGATCCAGAATATGAGCGGGCCGCTCTTCGCGTACTTCCGCCCGCCTGCGGCCAACACAACGGACGCAAACAGCCCCTGCGGAATGTCCGTCTACGGAGACGCGGCTACTGTGCAGCTGATCAAGCAGGCCGATGAGCAGTGGGAGCGCCTGCGCTGGGAATACCGCTCCAGCGAGCGCAAAGTCCTGATGGATGGCACGAGCTCGACTGCGGATATGTTCAACAAGCGTATGTTTGAACTAGGACCGTTCTCCACTAGCGGCGAATTCTTTCAGTACATCGAGCCGCAGATCCGCGACGAAGCAATCTACCGAGGTTTCCAGAATACGCTTCGCCGTATCGAGTTCAACGTCGGATTGGCTTATGGAGATATTTCCGATCCGCAGACCATCGAGAAGACGGCGACGGAGATCCGCAACAGTAAGCAGCGCAAATATGTGCTGATCGACAGCATTCAAACGGCGCTTGAACATACGTTTGACAGTCTGCTCTACGCGCTCGATACATACGCAACACTCTATAACCTCGCGCCTGCCGGGACGTACAACGCAGAATATGATTGGGGCGATTCCATCCTTGACGACGCTGAGAAGAAGGAACAAGAGCGGGCAAACGACCGACTTGACCTCGCTGACGGAATTCTGAACCACTGGGAATACCGCGCGAAATGGTACGGCGAGGACGAAGCGACTGCAAAGAAAATGCTTCCGAGAGCGCAGGATATGGTAACTGAACAGCAACAGGAGGTAGAGTGATGGGAGGAAGAGGAAGTTCCGGGGGGGGTAGCAAAAAACGAAGTTATCCCTACGGAACAAAGAATTAGGGTTCCGTATTCAGAATACAAGGATGTATACGAGAAAGAATCGCACAAGGTATACAATTCTTATGATTCCAACAACAAAACAATCGAAATAGATGTAAATCCACGAATATATGAGATATCTAAAATCATGCCGGATAGCTTTTACCAGCAGTTACTGGATGGGTACAAAGCTGGCATAAAAGCAGATAGCAAAGAAGGAAAGAAACAAAAAGCGTTCTATGCACGAGTTGTGCATGATCGTTATAGAAAGATTGCAAGTAAGGGCGGAAAGATGAGAAAGGACGCCCCAGAGTGGCAGAAAAAAGCATTTAACATAGCCGTCTACGGGAAAAAGTGATCAGAATTAACGGAGGTACAAAACGATGGGAGGAAGAGGTGGAGCCGGTGGCGGCATTGGAGCCGGAGAATCTGGGCGTGGGCGCGGTATGAGCCTTGCGCGGTTTTTGTCACAGCAGGATATTAACCGAGCAAACGCTGCGTCTGTCACTGATATGGGCGATATTATCAGGCGCACATTTGAGCGCAACGCTGCTGAAATCAATGGGCTTGAGCTGTCGGACGCTGAAAAGAAAGACGCCGTAAAGCAGATGGCAACTCTCGCAACAACGGCACTAAAAACGGCGGCAGGAGCAGTCAATCCTTATGCAAGCGGGCCTGCGCGCCTGACAACGGCGCAGAAAACAGGAAGCGCCGCAGACAGAGCTGCAAGAGCGCGCGGTGAAATGGATAGCTACATGCGGAAATTGCGTGACCAGTCCAGTAAAAACCGCAAAGCAGCAGAAAACAAGGCGTTTTCCAATGCCTTTGTAACAGCGCAAAAGTCCGGTGCGTTGGAAGTTACGGTAAACGGCAAGAAATACCGCAGAACTAACAAGCGCAGCGGTACATGGCGTCCGGTATGATTAACTTTGAAAATCTCGACAAGTTCACATTCCCCGGCGTTGGAAAGTACGACATTCCGCAGATCGAGCCGGTCAAGGCATATCCGCATGGCGAATTTATCCCTGTGAATTACCATTACACAGCAAAAGACCAGGCAAGCAAAATCGTTCATTTCTTTGTGGACGATTACCAATTCATTCGATATTGGAACACGCCGGACAAGTACATTCCGAAACTGTTGCAGTTTGCGGCGGTGTGTGCGCCGGACTTCTCCACATACACGGATATGCCGCTGGCGATGCAGATATACAACCATTACCGCAAGCATTGGTTGGCGGCATACTGGCAAATGCACGGCATGACGGTTTATCCGACAATCTCATGGAGCGATGAGAGCAGCTATGACTGGTGCTTTGACGGGGAACCTGTCGGTGGTGTTGTTGCGGTTTCCTCGGTGGGAACGCAGGCAAACGCTGAAAGCAAGCGCCTGTTCCTGCGCGGCTACGAAGAAATGATGAAACGGCTATCCCCGGAATGGGTGATCTTCTACGGCAGAGTGCCGGAAGAATGCGACTGGAACGTGATACGGGTAAAGCCGCATTACGACGATATTGTGAAACGGAGAAGGGCGGTGATCGGATGAAGTACCCTTTTTAGCCCAGAACTATTAGACGCCATCCCGGAAGAGATTGCAGAGCTGTTCCGGACGCTGGAAGATACGCTGCTGGATGAGGTTTGTTCCCGGCTTAAAATTGCGGATCAGCTGAACGAAGTCACGGTGCAGGATATCCGGGCGCTGCGGTCGCACGGCATTGATCTCAAGAAGATCAAAAGGGCCATCCAGAAGACAGCGGACGTCAGCGAAGAAAAACTGAACAAGCTGCTCGACGATGTTGTGGAGCGCAACCGGCGATATTACAACGACCTTATTACGCTGGCCGATGTGACGAAGCCTGACCGGCTGGTAGACGCCTCCGATATCGACGCGATCCGCAGGCAGACGCTCGGAGAATTCCGAAATCTGACGCAATCTTTGGGGTTTTTAGTGGACAATGGCCAGAGAATGCTTCCGCCTGCGCAAGCATATCAGTGGGCCCTAAATTCGTCAACGCTGCAAATTCAGAGCGGGGCGATCAGCTATAATCAGGCGATTGCCAACGCCGTCAAGCAGCTGGCAGAAAGCGGAATCAAAGTCGTAGACTATGAGAGCGGACACACAGATCAAATCGACGTGGCCGCCCGCCGGGCCGTTATGACGGGCGTGGCGCAAATCTGCGACAAGTATTCCGACCAGTCGGCGGAATATCTGGATACCCGGTATTTTGAGATCACAGCCCACTCCGGCGCACGAGACAAGCCCGGCCCGTCCCCGTGGTCGAGCCACAAGGATTGGCAGGGGCGCATTTATTACAAAAGCGAGAACGGGGAGCCTGACCCGCTTGGACAGTACAAAGATTTTGTGGAAACGACAGGCTACGGCTATGTAGACGGCCTGACCGGCGCAAATTGCCGACACTATAAGCACGCCTATATCCCGGGCGTCATGGAGCCAACCTATTCCGAGGAGCAGCTGGAACACATTGATGATGGTCTCGGCTGCGAGTTTGACGGGAAGAAATATACCGCGTACGAAGCGACCCAAATGCAAAGACGGCTCGAACGGTCGATTCGCAAACAGAAGCGTTTGAAAAACGCCTATAAAGCATCCGGACAAAAGGACAAGGAGACCGCCGCAGCAGCCAAGCTGCGCCGCCTGAACACGAAATACCATGATTTCAGCAAGGCAGCAGGACTGCCAGAGCAGCCGGAGCGGACAAGGGTTCTGTATACAGACGCAAAATCCGAGGCTGCGGCCAGCAAAGCGAAAACGGTTGAGCGGGTGGAACCTCCGACCAACACAGAACCAGCAGAAAGCGCCGGCTTTCAGCCGAGATACACCGACGTAACGGAAAAGTGGCGCGCGGAGGCCACTCCGAACAGCCACACTGTACAGGACTTGCAGGAGTATACTGCAAACGGCGTTACATACAAGGTCGACGGGCATAATGTCGTGCTTGACCACACAGAGCACGAAAAAGAAATTGCCGGACTCCTTGAAAAGGAATTCGGCGGCGAAATTGGGCTAGTTCCGCGTGTCAATAATCCGCAGGGGGTGTCCACACCGGACTATATTTTCCGAGGGGAAGCGTATGACCTGAAAACGCTCGGAGAAAAAGCCGGGGGAAATACGATTTTCAATCGTGTGAAAAAGGCAGCCAAGCAGGGGCAGCGGTTTATTCTGGATGTCACCAAGACCAAGCTTGACGAAAAAACAATAGATGCGCAAATTGAAAAAATATTTGCCAGAAAGGATACTGAGTGGGTTGATGAGATCATTGAAATCCGAAATGGAAAAGTGCAGAGAATCGTAAAAAGAAAATAAAAAAAGAAGCCGACACACCATCTCGCCCTTCTGGGAAGGGGTCGTGGACAGCGACCGGCTCTTATCTATTCTATACCACACTCTCACAAAAAATGCAAGGGGGGAAATTCAAATGGACAACTTCAAAGCGATTTATAAAATGCTGTCTGCGCTGGAACGCGCGATGGATCTTCCGGCGTTCAGCGTGGAGAGCTTCGGCCTGGACTCCATGCAGGTGTCCGGAGAACGTCTCTACAGGTATCTGGAAATGCTTCAGGACGCGGGGCTTATCAAGGGCGCGGAGCTTTATACCGACGTCACGGGCGAAATGCACCTGAGGAATGAGCGCCGGATTCAGATCACGCTGCAGGGGCTTGAATACTTGCAGGAGAACGCGATCATGAAGCGGATCTATAATGCCGCGAAGGGCATTGTAGACCTGATCCCGTGAGGAACGCCGTATGATCGACGAAAAACTGAAAGCCGCCATCGAGCGGGCGCTTGCCGCCGGATTCCGCGTCCAGCTGAAGCGCATGAAGGACGGAACAGTCAAGGCGCAGATCATCAAGGCGGAAGAGCTGAAAAAGTAATACAGATACCGCAGCACAATCGAGTGCGCGGAATGGCACGATGAGCTAACCTGTAAGGTTTTCTTACAGGTTGGCTCTTTTTGTTTTATCAAATCTTGACCGGCCCGAAGTCGCTAAACTACGGGGCAGCAGCGGACGCGACCCGCGAGAACAAAGCGAAGCTGTGAAGGAGAACCCATGAAGCGAGATTTTTTGGAAGGACTGGGGCTCGATAAGGATACCGTCGACAAGATCCTTGACGAGAACAGCCGCGACATCGGCCGGGAGAAGCAAAAAGCGGACCAGGCCAAGGAAGACCTGAACGCCGCCCGGCAGCAGCTGGCCGACCGCGACAAGGACATCGAAGACCTGCGGAAGTCCAGCGGGGACGCCGAGAGCGTCCGCAAGCAGCTCGAAGACCTTCAGGGCCGGTACACCAAGGAAACCGAAGATTACAAGGCGCAGCTGGCAAGCCGGGACTACGCCGACGCCATGAACCGCGCGATTACGGCCAAGGGCGTCAAGTTCTCTTCCAAAGCCGCCGAGAAAGCTTACCTTGCAGACCTCAAGGAGAAACACCTTGAACTGAAAGACGGCGAGCTGACCGGCTTCGACGAGTGGCACAAGGCTCAGCTCGAAGCAGATCCGACTGCGTTTCAGGCAGATAAGCCCACGCCCACATTCGTCAAGCCCGTCGGCCAGGGCGGCGCACCGGCGGCAAAGAGCAAGGGCGCAATGTACGCGCAGCAGTTCAACGCGCAGTTTGCGCAGACACCAAACAAGGAGTGATTTGAAAAATGTCTATCGTTGTAAACACAAAAGCAGAAGTCAGGCCGAATTTCCTCGAAAGCGAAGTCGGCCTCGTCCTGAAAACCCGTGAAATCCCCGCGTCGATGGGCGTGCAGGACGGCAAGTACAAGATCGTCAAGGCAGGCACGCCGTTCCCGTCCGACAATTCGAACGCCGTCGGCCTCGTATTTGAGGACATCGACGTGACGGACGGCAATATGCCCGGCTCCGTGATGGTCGCGGGCCGTGTGCTGGCAGACCGCCTGTCGCTGGCCTCCGCAGCAAAGACCGCGCTGTCCGGCAAGGGCTTCACATTTGTTGATGCGCCGGAGATCACGCGCGGCTATACCGTGACCTACGACAAAAACGACGGCAGCGGCACGCCGCCCGTCGACGAGAACGTCTACACAGAGGGCTCCTATGCCGACGTCTCGACCGAATACCCGTTGACCAAGAGCGGCAACACCCAGACCGGCTGGAGCACGTCTAAGGGCGGCGCTGCCGTCTCCAAGGTCGAAATGACCGGCAATGTGACCCTGTACCCCGTGTGGACTACGGCCTAAAGAAGGAGGAAAAACACCATGCCTGACATTCTTGAACTGATTTCCGACGCTGACCGTCTGGATTTCTCGCAGAACATTTCCGTCGCGCGCCCGGCCTACCTCGGAGACCGGCTGTTCCCGGATCAGAAAACCGAAAGCCTCAAGGCCGAGTACCTGCGCCTCGCAAACGGCGCACAGATCCCCACGATGGCGACCGTCCACGCCTTTGACACCGAGGCTGAGATCGCCACGCGGCCGGCACTCGAAAAGACTGAGGTCGAAAAACTGTTTATCAAGCGCAAGATCAACCAGTCCGAGCGGGTGCAGCTGCTCAACGAAAACGGCGTATATGCCGACAGCGCGATCGTGAGCTATGTCTTTGACGATATGCGCCTGATGGCCGATGCAGTCAAGGTCAGAACCGAGGTCGCGAAAATGGAAGTTATCGCGACCGGCAAGATGACCATCAAGGAAAACAATCTCAACATGACCGTCGATTACGGCGTTCCGTCCGCAAACACCGGCTTCAAGATCGACTTCGGCGCAGATGCTGATATCATCGGCCAGCTTCAGGCCATCGCAGATCAGGCGGCGGCATCCGGCCACGCGCTGAGCGAAATGGTCGTCGGTACGAAGATCCTGCGCAAACTCGCGTCCAACAAGGGCATTCAGACCCTCGTATACGGTACGGTCGGCGCTGGTACATACGTCACCACCGAGAAGCTGCGCAGCCTCTTTACCGAGCTGTTCGGCTTCGGCCAGATCACGACCAACGACCAGCGCTATAAGGCGCAGGCCGCAAACGGCGCGGAAAAGACGCATCGATTCTTCCCGGAGGACAAGGTTGCGTTCCTGTCCAACGGCACGGCCAATTCCTTCGGCGTTGGCCTGTGGGGCGTGACGCCGGAAGAAAAGGGCTATGGCCCGTACACCGACAAGAGTGCACAGCAGTATATCACGATCACCCAGTGGGAAACGCCTGACCCGAAGACCACCTGGACGAAGGCGAGCGGCCTGTTTATCCCGGTCGTGCCCGATCCTTACGGCCTGTTCATCGGCGCGGACGTAAGCAAGTAAATTCAAGCCTCCGCGCCTGCATGACGGGCGCGGAGGCTGACCGGAAGGAGGGCGCAGCATGATCTACGCTGATTATGAGTATTACGCGACTGTGTACCGCGGGACGGCGATGGATGAAGAGCAATTTTGCGGCCTCGCCCGCAAGGCATCGGCTTACGTCGACTACATCACCATGAGCCGCGCGCGCTCCGCCGCCGGGGATAAGCTCGAAGCAGTCCAGAACTGCGTCTGCGCGCTGGCCGAGCTGGAGCAGGACGCCGGGAAGCTGGACAGCCTCGTCTACACGACCGACAGGCCGGTATCGAGTGAGACGGTAGGCGGCTGGTCGCGCAGCTTTGGCTCACGCAATCTGTCGCAGGCAGATATGCAGCGGACAGAGACGCGCCGCCGTGAGATCGTGCTGGCGTACCTCGGGCCGACTGGATTACTCAAAGCAAGGGGGTATGGGCCGTGTCCATGTTCCCCCACACCGTAACCATCTACAACGTCTCACAGGAGACAGACCCGGCGACATTCAAGGACGTGGAGAAAACCTACATCACCGTCCTGCGCGGCGTTCTGCTGGAAGCCTCCAAGGCGGCCAACGTCCGCCAGAGCGGGCTTGAGGGCGCGGATGCGGTGAATCTTTACATCCCGTTCTCTACGCCTGCCGTAGACGGCGTGACAGGCACAGAGAAGCGCTACGTCGGCCCGCAGGAATTCTGGCGGGCAGCCGATAAAAGCGGAATCTGGACGCTCTCCACGGACGGCAACGGCGGAACGACATTTTTTATTAAGGGTGAAGTCGTGGAGCCGGACAAGACCGAGCAGGCGCTTGAAATGCTCTATGACGACGTTTACAAGGTCACAAAGGTCGATATGAAGGACTTCGGAAGCCAGGACATGAGACACTTCGAAGTCGGAGGGGCCTAATATGCTGAAATTCAGCGTAAAGGCAGACGGCTTTGATGAATTGCATGAGACAATCGCGCAGGCGTGTACCAAAGCGGAGCATATTGTCGCACTTCAGGCAAGAAAGGACACAGCCCCGTATGTGCCATTCTTGACCGGTTCCCTCGACCGCAGAACACAGGTGGAAGGGAATGCGATTATCTATCCCGGCCCATACGCAAGGTTCCTGTACTACGGGAAAGTCATGGTAGACCCGGAGACCGGAAGCACCTACGCGCCGAAAGGCGGGACAAAGGTACTGACCGACAAAAATCTTGTGTTCAACACGTCAGGACACAATCAGGCGCAATCGCATTGGTTTGAGGCTTCAAAGGCCGAGAACCTCGACAAATGGATCCGTGTAGCGGATAAGGCGGTGAAGAATGGACTCTGAAAAGCAAAAAAGGCTGGTATCTGCGGAGGAAGAACAGGATATCTCCCGAAAGATGATGATCTGGGCAAATTCCTTCTCAGACGACGATATGCCGACCGCAACGATCAACTACGAATTCCTCGCCGCCGACTCGGCAAGCATGGCCCTGTCCGCCATTCAGGGCGCGTACATCACACGAAAATTCATCCTCGGCGGGCATGAGGCGGAATATCAATTCAAGATCATCGCCCGCATCAAGCCCGGAAACAGCAACGACAAGCGCCTGAAATGCGACGCCATGCTGAACCGCTTCGGGGATTGGGCCATGCAGAACCCGCCGGATTTGGGCGACGGGATGCGCGTCCGGCGCATGGAAGCTGTCAGCCGCTCGGCCCTGTTCGCCCGGTATGAGGACGGCACAGAGGATCATCAAATTCTAATGAAACTGACATATGAGGTGATTTAACTATGGCAAATAAATACACAATCGCGGCAAAAAACGGCGAGAGCGCAGTCCGTGAAATGCTGATTACCGCTCTGGACACCAGCGACAGCACCACATCGAAGTGGTCGGCGATGGGCGTCAAGGTGACGGAGAGCTCCATCAACTACGATTGGGGGCAGGAAACGAAGAAGGACATTCTGGGGCACGTGTACACGAACGCACAGACACCAGAAATGACACAGAGCTTTTCCGGCAGTGAGATTGTAGGCGGTGACGACGTGATGAACCATCTGCTCAATCTTGCAGTCGTGGAGAAGAACCATGCCGCTCTGGTAAATCAGAAATGCCTGATCATCCACACATACCTGCAGGACTCCGAAGGGAAGTCGTTTGCAGAGCAGTATGACGCCTGCGCGGTGCTCGTCACGACAGACGGAGGCGAGGGCGGCGGCGTTCTTGCTTCGGACATTGAAGTGACATACGGCGGAAACAGGACAACAGGAACCGCAGCGCGCGGTTCGGATGGAACCATCACGTTCACGCCGGATTCGGATTAAGGAGGCTGCATAAATGCCTGAAATCAAATTTGAAACCGGTATCGTATCGTTCAAGCTGAACGACGCGGCGGAAGTCTCCTTCAACCCGACCGACAGCGCATTTGTTGAACAGATATTCAACACGTTTGACGAACTGGACGGGAAGCAGGAGGCGTATAAGGCCGAGATTGACCGCTGCGCGGACAAGAAGGAGATTTTCGCCATTGCCCGCCGCCGCGACGCGGAAATGCGGGACATGATCGACGGCCTGTTTGCCAAGCCTGTCTGCGCAGACCTGTTCGGCACTATGAACGTCTACGCGCTGGCCGACGGCCTGCCAGTATGGTGCAACCTCATGCTGGCCGTGATCGATCAGATCGACACGAGCTTCGCGGCAGAGCAGAAGAAGACCAACCCGAGGATTGCGAAATATACAGATAGATGGAAAACGCGCAGGCCTCCTGTTCGCGAAATATATTGATAGATGGGGAAAGTGATCTATTCCCTGCCGACCTCTGTTGAGGTCGACGGAACAGAATACGCGATCCAATCTGATTACCGCGCAATCCTCGATATCCTCGTAGCCCTGACAGACAGGGAACTGGACGAGCGGGATAAGGCGGAAGCGGCGCTGACCATCTTCTATCCCGACTTCGAAGAAATGCCCGTCAGCGACTATCAGGAAGCCCTGAACCAGTGCTTCCGCTTCATCGACCACGGGCAGGAGAATCGAGAGAAGAGAAAGCAGCCAGAGATCATGTCATGGGCGCAGGACTTTGATCTCTATATTGCGCCTATCAACCGAATCGCGGGCTGCGAGGTCAGGGCGCTGGAATACCTGCATTGGTATTCGTTTCTATCGTACTATCAAGAAATCGGAGATTGCCTGTATGCACAGGTGGTTTCTATCCGCGATAAAAAGGCCAGAGGGAAGAGCCTCGACAAACAGGAGAGGGATTTCTACCGGCGCAACCGGGATATCGTCGATCTGAAGACAACATACTCGGAGGCCGAAGCCGACCTGCTTGCCGTATGGGGAGTCGGGACAAAAAACAGCCGCCCCGGTTAAGGGGCGGCAGCAGGAAAAACTTATTTTTTATACTCGAAAACGATTTCGCTACCCCAGAAGCTTGGAGAGAATCGAATCTCGATCTCACTCCAATCCTGCGGCGCTTCATATCCGACGACACCTTTCATTTTCTTCCCGGCGGCAATCGTGCCGTCAAGCTGCGGCTCGTCGGAACTCATCATCGCGGTGAGGCTGAGGCTGGTTGTATAGCCATCAATGTAGCTTTCGAATGAAAGCATGGTGCTGGACGCAATATCGCGGGATGAATTGTTTTCGATCTCGAATTCGCACAGAACAAAGACCTTTCCATCATCCGGCGAGACGTAATTTTGGCCGGAATTCTCGGTAACACTGAGCAACGTGACCGCCACGCCGTCTAGAACGACCTGATCCCCAACGCCAAATGTTTCAGGCCCGGAATCGGATTGCTGCGGCGGCTGCTGCGAAGAAGAAACTGAGGTTCCGACCTTTTCCGGCTTGTAGGACGATCCGCAGGAAGCAAAGGCCGCGCCAATAAAGACGAAAAGACAGAGGAATACGATTAAAGCCGTCAGGCAGCCGCTGGGGCGTTTCGCCTGCTTTTTGGTTTTTAGCCCGCCAACAACGTCAACGCGGTTCGAGGCGTTAATCTTGATGGTAAAAAACGCATTCTGTTGCCCTTCGGCAATGGTAAAGGATATGGTTTTATCCAGACGGCGATACCGGTAAAAAGAAAGTTCGTGCTGGCCCGGAGCGGCCACAGCTCGAAGTTCTTCACCATTTTTCAGCGTGCCGACATCACAGCCATCCAATGCAACGCCGACGGTCAGGCCAGAACCGTAAAAAGAATTGTCCCGGCTGATTTGGATAATGCAATCACTCATATTTCTTCCCTCCTTACTTGGAGGATAACACAAATAATGACAAAAATCAACCGAAAAGGTGGTGAAAATATGGCAGATGGGAAAATTGTGATCGCTGTCGACGCGGACGCGAAAAAGGCACAAAAAGAGCTGGATACGCTGTCTGCGAAAATCGACAAGATGGAAGCCAAGCTAAACGAGGACACCGGCACGCAGAGCGGGATAAAAAAGGAACTCGACGCAGCGCTTCAGGCCGCAAAGCAGACGGAAGACGCGCTGAAATCGCTCCGCTCGGAGGCTGACCGCCTTAAGGGCATCACGTCCGGAAGCGCTTCGGCTAATCCAGCGGAGTACATAGACGCTTATTCTCGGCAGGCGGAGGTTGCTGCGCAGATCAAAGAGCAGGAACAGCTGCTGGTGCAGCAAAACAAAACGGCGGAAAAGCTTGGGAGTCAATATGCAAAGATCACCGACAAGGTGATAAACCAGACTGCTGCGCTTGACGCTGCAAAGGCTAAAGCCGGAGAGCTGGTGCAGCAGATCACAAATGCAAGCGGAGCTTCGGCCCGCATGGCCGAAGCGTCGGCGCGCGTCGAAAAAAGCATGAATAAATTCGGGAGAAGATTAAGCGGGGTGCTGAGGAGCGCGCTGGTCTTTACTGTCCTGTCCCGCGGCCTTTCCCAGCTGCGCAGCTGGCTTAGCGAGACGATCAAGAAAAGCGACGAAGCGCGCGCGGCAGTTGCCAGGCTGAAGGGCGCTCTGCTCACGCTTGCGCAGCCAATCATGAAGGTGGTTATTCCTGCTTTTATCCTTCTTGTGAACGTGCTGACTCGAATTGTAAACGCGCTTGCAACACTGGTTTCGAAGCTGTTCGGAACGTCTTTTCCGAAATCTGCGGCGGAAGCCGCTGCGGCATATGGAGACGAGGCGGAAGCAATCTCCGATGTGGGAGACGCAGCAAAAAAAGCAGGGAAAAGCATGGCGTCGTTTGACGAAATCAACCAGCTTTCGAATGATTCCGGAAGCAGCGGCGGCGCAGGAGCGGGTGGCGGAATCGGATCCGATACAATAGCACCCGATTTCAGCGCCATGATAAAGGATCAGCTGACATCAATTACAGAATTGTTTGTGGGCGCGGCATTGCTTGCGCTTGGCGCAATTCTCACGTTCAGCGGCGCGAACATCCCGCTTGGAATAGCGCTTATGGCAGTTGGCGCGCTGGCGGTGTGGGACGCGGTAAGCAATCACTGGGGAGAAATCGCTGGAATCCTGCAAGGGCAAGTCGGACTTATCACGGCGATTGTAAGTACTGCCTTGCTTGCAATCGGCGCGCTCCTTGTCTTTTCTGGCGCAAACATTCCGCTTGGCCTCGGACTGATGATCGCCGGTGCGGTCGGCCTTGCGGCCACTGTGGCGGCAAACTGGGGCTCAATTACAGAAGCGCTGCAAGGGCCCATCGGAATCATTACGGCAATCGTAAGCGGGGCGCTGCTTGTTGTCGGCGCGATCTTAGCGTTCAGCGGCGCAAACATTCCTATCGGCATTGGGCTGATGGCGGCCGGGGCGGTCGGTCTCGCTGCGGTAGCGGCTGTTAACTGGGACACGATCACGGCGGCCCTGCGGGGCCCTGTCGGAAATATTGTAGCGATCGTGGGTGCGGCATTGCTTGCGCTTGGCGCAATTCTCGCATTCAGCGGTGCGAATCTGCCGCTCGGTATCGGGCTGATGGTTGCAGGAGCGGCAGGGCTTGCAGCAACAGCAACTATCAACTGGGATACGATCAAAACAAAACTGCAAGGGCCGATAGGGAAGATCACCGCGATTGTCAGTGCGGCGCTGCTTGCGGTCGGTGCGATCCTTGCATTTACAGGCGCAAGCCTTCCGCTTGGAATCGGGCTGATGGCTGCGGGCGCAATCGGACTTGCAGCAACGGCGGCTGTCAACTGGAATACGATTCAGGAAAAAATGAAAGGGCCGCTTGGCAAAATTACTGCAATCGTTGGCGGCGCGCTCCTTGCGCTTGGCGCGGTTCTCCTGTTCACAGGTGCAGGAATTCCGCTCGGGCTTGGACTTCTCGCAGCGGGCGGCGTAAGCCTGGCTGCGGCTATTGCGCCGAACTGGGATTTTATTGTCAGCAAGGTAAAAGATTGCTGGGGCAAAATCAAAGATTTCTGGAAGAAGAACATTGCGCCTGTATTCACAGGCGAATGGTGGGCCAATCTTGCGAAAAACGCCATGAACGGCCTGATTGCCGAAATCGAGAGTGGGATCAATCGCGCGCTTGGCGGTTTGGGCGGCCTTGTGAACGGGGCGATTAGGCTGCTGAACAAGGTTCCGGGCGTAGACATTGGAAATGTAAGCTGGGGAAATGTCCAACTCCCCCGCCTAGCCTCCGGCGCGGTCATCCCGCCGAACCGGGAGTTTATGGCTGTGCTGGGAGACCAGAAAAGCGGAACGAATATCGAAACGCCGCTTGCCACAATGGTGCAGGCGTTCAAGCAGGCCATGACCGAGACCGGCGTAGCGGGAAGCAGACAAATGACGGTTATCTTCCAGCTTGACCGGCGTGAGCTTGGCCGCACGATCTATCAGCTGAACAACGAAGAGACGCAGCGCGTCGGCGTGAAGCTGGCGGGGGTGAAGACATGAGAAGCGCACTGAGCCTTGATGGCAAGGCGTATTACAATCTGCACGTCGTAAGCTGCAAGCGGTCGTTCTCCGTCCTAGACGGCGACAATGCCGGGCGCGTTATGACCGGCGCGATGACCCGTGATATTATCGGCACGTATTACAACTACAGCCTTGAAATTGATCCTGTATCGTCAGACCCGGAGGAATACGATGATTTTTATGAGAGCATTTCTGCCCCGGTCGACAGCCACGTGCTGACCGTCCCATATGCGCAGGGGACTATGACCTTTGACGCCTATGTAGCAAACGGCGACGATGAGCTCGCCGGGAGCTACGACGGGCGCAATGATTGGGGCAATCTGACGATCAATTTTGTCGCCATGAAGCCCAAGAGGACGCCGGTATGAGTGTACGCGTGATCTATGAGGACGTAGCGGTAGGCGCAGCAGCGGCGGCAAGCGTTGCAAGCACCGCTGCGCAGCCCTTCTCCGACCTTCCGGAACTGCCGTATGGCACAGAGTCGGTGATCGTCGCAACAAACGAGCTGAACCAGTGGGTGCTGGACGGCTCCCGCCCGATCCTCACGACCGAGCGGGCGGCCTTCTGGTCTGCCGAGCCGAGCAAAGCAGACTGCACCTTCGACGCAAACCCGACGCTGACCATCACGCTGGACGGCACGTTCGCAAGCTCCGGCATTTACCTCTATTTTGACGGTGGCACCGGCGACTATTGCAGCGCCCTGACCATGACGTGGTACAACGGCGAGATAACCGTCGCGTCGCAGGACTTCACGCCGGACGGCCAGAAGTATTTCTGCGCAAAGCCTGTCTCCGGATACAACAAACTCGTGATCGAGCTGAAAAAGACGAGCCTGCCGTACCGGTACGCGAAACTCAGACAGATCTTCTTCGGCATCGTCCGGGAATTCGAGCGGGAGGATCTGCGCAGCGTCAACGTCACGGAGGGGATCAGCGTGATATCTGACGATGTGGAGATCAACACGCTGGATTTCACGCTTGACAATTCGGACGATATCGATTTCATCTTCCAAGAGAAGCAGCCCGTCAGCGCATACGACGGCGCAAAGCTGATCGGCGTCTTTTACATCAAGAGCTCGTCCCGGTCGAGCGCCCGGCTCTATGATGTCTCCTGCCAGGATGCACTCGGCATTCTGGACGATGAGCCTTTTGCGGCGGCAATCTATAGCGAGAAAAACGCAAAAGAGCTGATAAGCTCGATCCTTGGCACGCACTTCACGCTGGATTTTGACGCGGCGCTGGAGAACGAGACAGTAACGGGCTATATCCCGGACTGTACCAAGCGCGAGGCGCTTCAGCAGATCGTCTTTGCCCTGCGCGCGACCATCGACACAAGCGCGTCGCGCGGCGTGCGCGTCCGGAGGCTCACAGCGGCCTCTCCTGCCACGATCCCACTTGACCGGACATACACGGGCGGCAGCGTTGAAACGGCGGCAGCGGTCACGGAGATCCGCGTGACGGCACACAACTATTCGACGTCCGGAAGCGGAGAGAGCGTGGAGGTCGGCGGTACGACCTACTATCACACGACGTCGGTCACGTCCAAGACCAATCCGAACGCCACCACGCAGACCAAGCCGAACGTCATCGAGGTGCGCGACGCTACGCTGGTCAACAGCGACAACGTTGCCGCCGTCGCGCAGCACGTCTTTGACTACTATATGCGCCGTCAGACGCACAGTGTCAAAATTATCGTGGACAAGGAAGCCCCGGGCGATTACGTGCAGACCACAACGCCGTGGGGCACGAAGATCACCGGAACGATCACCAGTATGGACATTCGCCTCAGCGGAATCGCGGCGGCAGAATGCAAGATTATCGGCACATAGAACGGAGGTGCGGCATTTGGTACAGGGAGATTCGTATAACCTTAGTGTTACCATCAAGAATAAAGGGCAGCCTCTGGACGTTGCAAGCGTTGAAAAGGTGGAAATTTCTCTGCTTTATCTGCAAAAGAGCTATCCGGGAGAGATCGGATACGAGGACGGAAAGTTTCTGTTTCCCCTCACCCAGCAGGAGACCTTTCGGCTCCCGAAGCTCTGCCAGATGCAGGTGCGCGTGAAATTCAAGAGCGGTGACGTGATTGGCTCGGAGATCAAGCAGATCGACGTTGCGCACGCGCTTTCAAAGGCGGTGTTGTGATGGGCGGCATTGAATTTGAACTCAAGAACCGCGATCCGATCGACGTTTCCTTTAACGTTTCCGTGCGTGCTGGCGGCGGCTCTGGCGGCGGAGGCATTGCATCGGCGCAGATCGATGAGATCCGCGTGCTGAAAAAATCGGACTATGACGCGCTGGACAAAAAGGACGCGCGGACACTGTATCTGTTGGAGGGATAACATGCTGGCAGTTGGAATCAAACGCATTCTGGAGCTGTTCATCGGCTCCATGGGCATCAAATCCGCCCGCTTGGGCACAGAAACCATCTACGAAAGGCCTGGCGGCTTTTTGTACATCGAACTCACAAGCGAAGAAAGGGGATAAATCCAGATGGCAAGTTTTTTCAATCTGACACTTGATACGCTGGCACCTGCCGGCCTATCGCTGATCCTGAACGACGGCGCGCAGTACGCGACCAGCGCGACCGTCACCGCGAAGATCTCAGTCACCGACGCCGCGACGACCGGCTACCAGATGAAGATCTGGGGCACAAAGGCGGCGGCAAAGGAAGCAGATGCGTCGTGGGAGACGTTCGCCGCAACAAAATCCATTACGCTCCCGGACGGCGACGGCCTGAAGACGATCTATGTAAAGGTGCGCGACGACGTCGGCAACGAATCGACTGCGGCCAGCGACTCCATCACGCTCAACACCTCGATCCCCGCCGTGACCATCACCGGCCCCGACAAGAGCCGCATCTCCAAGGTCACGGGCTACGACGCGGCGGCCTTCTCCTTCGTCTGCGACGTAGACTTCGAGGAATACACCGTCCGCGTCGTTCCGGCGACGAGCAGCCTGCACACGGCGGGCACCCAGATCCCGACGACGGGCGGCTCCACCAACGTCAGCGGCACGGCGGGCGGCTACAAGAAGAACACCGCCATCAACGTCACCGTCAAGGGCGCGGATCTCGAAGCAGCGTCCTCCGGCGACGGCGTGAAGATCGTGAAGGTCTTCGTCAAGAACGCCGCCGGGACGTGGAGCGCAGCCTAATGGCCGCGCCGGAGTTGACCTTCTCCATCACTGGAAACAAGATATCGGCAGTCTCGGGATTCGACTCGATCACCGTCACATTCTCGTCGGACATCGCCTATACGGCTTTTGAGTGCCGCGCGACGAAGTCCGGCGAGGATTGGGGCCGCGGGAAGGGCGCTTTGATCGCGTCCTTCTCCCAGACCCCGGCGGGCACGCAGCGCACCTTTGAGGTATACGACGATTTTCTGCTTTCCGGTGATGGGGAATACCGCATTTCGCTGTTCGCGCAAAGCGCGGACGGCAGCTGGAACGACAACTACGGCTTTATCCCGCTGGGAGAGTCGCAGGCGCTGAAGACCGCGGACGGCGAGGATTTTCTGTGTATGAAGGAGTGATCGTATGGCTTACAACAGCCAGTTTACCGGCGCGCAGATCGACGAGGCTATCGCCGACGTGCGCAGCAACAAAGACGCGTGGAACGGAAAGCAAGATGTGATCCTCGCCTCCGGTGCGGCCGTCGGGGACCTGATCAAGGTCAAGGCGGTGGACGCCAGAGGGAAGCCGACGGCGTGGGAGGTGGCCGCGGCTGGCACGGATTATCTAACGGAAGCGCCCGTGACGAGCGTGAACGGGAAAACAGGAGCTGTCAAGGTTCGCGAAGTGCCGTCTGTCACCGCCGCTGATAATGGAAAATTTCTGCGGGTTGTTTCCGGTGCGTGGGCGGCGGTAGAGATCGCAAACGCGAATGGAGGGAGCTTCTGATGGCTGAATATTTGACAAACACAACCGACCTAACAAAGGTTGCGTCAGCTATCCGGGAGAAAGGCAGCACATCTGACCCGCTGGTCTACCCGGACGGATTTGTGACAGCCATTCAGGCCATTCAGACTGGTACAGAACTGCAAATCATTGTAACTGTGACATCTGGTGCAACTGTTACCGCGACAAAAGGAAGCCTGTCTGAGAGTGGCACATCGGTCAATGGAACGTGCACGCTTATCGTACCGGAAGCCGGAACATGGAGCGTATCCGCGACGCTGGACGGGAAAACATCTGACACAAAAGCCGTAACTATCACGGACAGTTACGCGGTGTCGCTTAATTTTGTAT